CACATAATTTTAAGGAGAACAATATGTCAGGATATACAAGTGACCAACTCGTAGCCCATGCTACAGCAGATGGACAAATGGTTCCTACAACACAGAGAGCTAGAATAACTGGTATTCAAGCATCAGCAACAGCAGCAAGTTCATCTGTTGCATTTAAAACTGGTGGATCTAGTGGAACTACAATAGCTACTTTTATATTTGGAACTGAAGGAATAGATTTTTATGTTCCAGGTTCTGGAATTTTATTTGATGAAGGAGTTTATTTAGATTTAAGCTCTAACGTAACTGGTGTTACTATAACATTTACGTAGGAGTAAATTGTGGCTACACTAACTTATACAGTAACCGTAGCATCGGGGACTAACGCTTTTGGAACCGCTAATAAATTTTTTATTAACGGAGAAGTAAGTCCTGTATTATTTTTACAAGAAGGTGATACTGTTATATTTGATACCTCTGATAGTTCTAATACTAATTTTAAATTTTCTTTTTCAGCAACTAAAGATGGAACTTTTACAACTGGTGGAACAGAATATACAACAGGAGTTACACATACAGGAACTCCAGGAGCTGCAGGAGCAAAAACAACAATTAATGTTGCACCCGTAAGAACAGTCGGAGCACCTTTATTATTTTATTATAATTCAGGGGTTACAGCTACTTCTGGAATGGGTAATACTGCTCAAACTATTTCTCCTACTTCTGAAACAACTGACTTTAATCCACAAATAGATGAAATTATTGAAGAAGCTTTCGAGAGAACTGGTGTTAGAGGAACTAGAACAGGTTATCAATTAAGATCAGCAAGACGTTCTTTAAATATTATGTTTCAAGAATGGGGAAATAGAGGTGTTCATTTATGGAAAGTAAAATTAGCTAAAGTTCCTTTAGTTGAAGGACAAGCAGAATATAATTTTGCATCAGATTCAGAAAATTTTCCAAGTGACATTAGTGATGTATTAGAAGCCTACTACAGAAACAATACTACAACTACAGACACTCAAGATATTGCATTAACTAAAATAGATAGATCTACATATTCACAAACACCAAATAAATTAGCTAAAGGTACTCCTTCACAATATTATGTAGAAAGAAAATTAAACCCAAGTATATTTTTATACACAACACCAAGTTCAAGTGTATCGAGCACAACTACACCAAGTAATTTTCAATTTTGTTTTTATTATTTATCTAAAATTCAAGATGTTGGTGCATATAATAATACTGCAGATGTAGTAAATAGATTTTATCCTTGTATGATGTCTGGTCTTGCATATTATTTAAGTTTAAAATATTCACCTGAAATGAGTCAAGAATTAGAACGAAGATATGAAAGTGAATTATTAAGAGCATTAGATGCAGACAATCAAGGTACTTCTACTTTTATTTCACCACAAACATTTTATGGAGATGGAGTATAATGGGTAAATATGCTTCTGGTAAACACGCGTTAGCAATTTCTGATAGATCGGGAATGGTATTTCCATATACCGAAATGGTTAGAGAATGGAATGGATCTTTAGTTCACACTTCAGAGTTCGAAGCAAAACAACCACAACTGTCTCCAAAACCAGTAGGTTCAGATTCTCAAGCTTTATATAATCCAAGACCACAACCTGCATCGAAAACAAGTTTAATACTTTTAGAAAATAATCCATTTGAATCTATAATTTATTCTGGAACAACTTATGTAAATATTTATTCAGAAGATCATCAAAGAGCTGCTGGTTCTATTGTAAGATTTAGAGGAGCACCGCAAGTAACAGGTGCAGGACCTGGTGGTTCTGATCCTGCGGATTTAAAAAATTTACAATCATTTGCTAACATTCCAACTTTTGATAATGTTAGTGATTTAAATAATGCAAATGGTTTTACAATTGCATTGGGTAAAATAGATTCTGCTGGTAATGTTACCGGAGCAACAACATCTGATCCTTTAACTAATCCAATAAATTATTTTTATATAACTAGCACTAGTAATGCAACGTCAGGTAATGTAGAAGGTGGAGGAACAAATTGTTCAGCCGGACCAGTAACACTTGAGGTAATAAACGGATAATGGCATATACTTTAGATAATTTAAGAACTGATATTAAAAATTACACAGAAGTAGACAATGGAGTAACCACTCCAAAAGTATTAACTGATTCTGTTTTAAACACAATTATTAAAAATACAGAAAATAAAATTTACAGAGAAATTGATACGGATCAAAACGTATTTTATGCAACTTCTAATGCTATTATAGGAAACAGATATGTAACAATTCCGACTGACTTAAGAGCAATTAGATATGTTCAATTTAAAGATGCCGCTGGAAATCAGTATTATTTAGAACAAAGAGATACTAGTTTTATGGCAGAATATTATTCTACACCCTCTACATCTGCTGTAGATATTCCAAAATACTACGCTAATTGGGATGAAACTTTTTGGGTAGTAGCTCCTACTCCTGATAAAACTTACGAAATTACAATATCATATGATAGAGAACCAGAAACAATTACAGATACTACATCTACACCAGCTCCAGCTACAGCAGGCACTTATCTGTCAAACAAATATCAAGATTTACTTTTGTATGGATGTCTGGTAAATACATATGCATACTTGAAAGGTCCGCAAGATATGTTACAATACTATCAACAGGCTTTTAATCAAGCTTTAGAATCGTACGCTATCGAGCAAATCGGTATCAGACGCAGAGACGAATATCAAGATGGTGAAGTTCGTGCTCAACTTAATGTTAAACCACCATCAAGTTAATTAAGGAGATAAAAGAATATGGCAAATATAATACCATTTAGTTTTAGAGGTGCACTTTTTTCTGCGCAACATGATTTTGCAAACGGAGGAAACACTTTTAAAATTTCTTTATACACAGCTAATCCTTACACAACAGCATCAACAGTTGCTTTATTAGGAACTGGTAACGACGAAGTAGATTCAACAGGTGGAACTAATTATTCTGTAAAAACTTTAGGGTCACAGGCGGTTGCTTCTGGTACAGCAGTTGCTTCAGTTGATTTTGACAATGTTACTTATAGTAGTGCAAGTTTCACTGCAGCTTTTGCAGCTATCTATAATACAGATACAGTTGATGGTGTAGCAAATAGATTAGTAGTAGTTTTAGATTTTGGTGGAAACAAGACAGCAACGAACGGTACTTTTACCATTACGTTCCCTGATCCGTCTACGCCTGCTAATGCAATTATTAGTATGAGTTAAGGAAAAATTTTATGGCTTTAGTTATAAACGATAGAGTAAAAGAAACTAGTACGACACAAGGCACAGGTAATATTACATTAGCCGGGGCCGTAACTGGTTTTATAACATTTAATAGTGGTATTGGAACTTCCAATACAACTTATTATGCTATCTTTGAACAAGGCACAAATAATTTTGAAGTAGGCAGAGGAACTCTTTCGGGTTCTACTACTTTAGAAAGAACAGAAGTTTTAAGTAACTCTGCAGGAAATACTTCAAAAATTGATTTTAATTCAGGTGGTACAAGCACATTAAATGTATTTTGTACAATGCCTGCTGAAAAATCGGTTTATCTGGATGGTTCAGGTAATCCCGTAGGAGCAGCGTCTGCTGGTTTTGCATTAGCAATGGCGGTCGCATTATAAATAGGAAAAAATATGGCACAAGATTTTAGAAATGTATTAGTTAGAACAATTGGAACATCAGATACTACATTGTTAGCAGGTGGAAACTACGATGCAGTAATTGGTATTAGATGTTGTAATATTTTAACATCAACTATTGCTGTGGATGTTAAGATTGCAAAAGGCGGAGCTGATTACTTTTTAGCAAAAGGAGTCAGTATACCACCAAATTCTGCAATTGAATTAATTCAAGGTGGCGCTAAAATTGTTTTAGATTCTACTAATACACTAGAAGCAGTTTCAGATACAGCTAGTAGCTTAGATGTAACTCTTTCTTATATTGATACAATTAGTTCGTAGGAGGAATTATGACGGCAGTAATAAATGGAATCCAATATATCGGAGGGCAAACTTCTCCCGATGAATTTATAAAAAATCAAGCAGCAACTATTGATGGTGATCAAACTATTGAGAATGCTGTTCTAGCAGGTCCAGTAACTTTTCCAGGGACTGTAACAGTAACAGGGACATTAGTAATAGTATAATGAGTAAATTAGAAGTTGATCAAATAGACCCACAATCAGGGACAACGTTAACTCTTGGAACTTCAGGAGACACGGTTGTTGTACCTTCAGGTGTAAGTTTAGCACCAGGTGGAGGATTAACTCTTACAGGAAACTTTGTTGTTGATGGTGGCACAATTAAATTAGATGGTAATTATCCTACAGGTACAGCTAACGTAGCTTTAGGAAATCAAGCATTAGATGATGGAAGTTTAAGTGGTGGTTGCAATACTGCTATAGGAACAAATGCTTTAACTGCTCATACATCAGGTAATAGAAATATAGCTGTAGGAGCATGTGCTTTACTTTCAAATACTACAGCTACTGACAATATGGCTATTGGAGTTTGTGCTTTAGAATCTAGTACAACAACTGGTGATAACATGGCTATTGGTAATTTTAGTTTAGAAGATAATACAACTGGTACAGGTAATACATCAGTAGGTCTTTCTTCAATGAGAGAAAACAACTCAGGATCAAATAATACAGCTGTAGGTAGATCAGCATTAACCTGTAACACAACAGGAGCATGTAATGTTGCAATAGGACGTTCAGCATTAGCTGCTAATACTACAGCCACTCATAACATAGGTATTGGTGCATGTGCTATGGTAGCAAATGAAGATGGCACAGCTAACGTTGCAATTGGTTTTTGTGCCGCTTCAGTTGGAACTACGATTTCAAATACAACAGCTGTAGGTCACTTAGCTTTAGAAAACACTACAGCAAATAATAACACAGCGGTTGGAAACCAAGCACTTGAAACAAATACAACTGGATATGATAACGTAGCAGTTGGATTCTGTGCTTTGCATTTAAATACAACAGCTCAAGGAAATGTTGCAATAGGTAGAAATGCTTTAGCAGTTAATACAACAGGTGCACCAAATACAGCGGTAGGTAAAGAAGCTTTATGTAAAAATGAAACAGCTGGTTATAACACAGCAGTAGGTTATGGTTCTATGTGTTTAACTACAACAGGAGCAGCAAATGTTGCTGTTGGCCATACAGCATTACTTATTAATACAACAGGTGCAAATAATACATCTGTTGGTGCTTACTCTATGGATGCTAATACTACAGGATCAGACAATACAGCAGTAGGAAACTCTGCTTTGGGTGCAGCAACAACAGCTTCTTGTAATACAGCAGTTGGAAGATGTGCACTGCAAAAAACTACAACAGGATGTAGAAACACTGCGGTTGGTACATCAGCTTTATATGAAAATACTGAAGGTGATCAAAACACAGCAATAGGTAGAGCAGCTTTGATATGTGCAACTACAGCAGATGGTAATACAGCAGTGGGATTTGATTCTTTACAAGCAACAAACACAGGTTGTTTTAACACTGGTGTTGGTAGAAATAGTGGTTTTTCAAATACTACAGGGTGCAGAAATGTAGCAATGGGTTTAAATTCTTTATACTCTACTACAACAGGCTATAATAATGTAGCTATAGGTGATGCTGCTTTATATAGTAATACAACGGGCTATAGAAATGTAGGAATTGGTCAATGTGCTTTATATACTGTTGCTGGTGCTGGTATTGAAAATACAGCTGTAGGTTATTCAGCTGGTTGTGTTATTACAACTGGAGATGAAAACGTACTATTAGGATACAGAGCTGGTCACAATATAACAACAGGTAGTTGTAATGTAATAATAGGCCCATCTGCTTGTACTGATGCTGGAGGAACACATACTTCTATTTCAATGGGTTATGCTGTTGTTAGTATTAATGATGCCGTAACTTTTGGTTCTGGTAGCACAGATTCAAGAATTGCTTTTGGTGCAACTTCAATTACTGCACCATCGGATCAAAGATTAAAAGAAGATATACAAGATGATACTGCTGGTTTAAGTTTTATTA